CAGCATAGTTGTCGATAATTCCATCCCTAAATGATAAAAAAAAAGTATAGAACTTAATACTGCATCCATTGGCATATCAACCATATCTTCATATTTATCTCCTGCGTACTTCTCAATGTTATATTTATCTTTATAGCTTTGTGTTATAGGTCTGTACAATACACCCATAGCTTTATGTAAGTTTTCTGAATCTCCTATAAACGTATCTAGGTCTATGTATTCACCGAAAGACATATTTTCTAAATCAGGAATAAAACCATAAGTAATACTATTCATTTCAAATTGTTTTACAAGATCTGGCTTTTCATTAAACATATCTGTAAGTATTCTTGTAATATCTCTTATGCTTTTTGCTTTCATAGCTCTTACTGTGGTGTTTCTTAAACCACAAAATACTTCTATCATTTTTATTGCTAGAAAGTTCTCATCATCATTATCACTCTGATATTTCAGATACTTCTGATATTGTCCTAATGTAATTTCGCTTAGAGTGTCTGGTATATAGATTTCTACTTTCATATTTATATAACGTAATAAATAAAAGTTTTAGAAACTATCTTATTGCGTACTTTCCAAAATTAGGTCTGCTTAATATACTGTAAGTTGCATATCTAACTGCATCTATAATATGATTGTTCTTATCTTCAGGTGTGTTTATTAATTTTCCTGTCTTATCTTCTTTCCATTTGTAATTCCTAAATTCTTGGATAGCATTATTGCTTGAGCTTGTGATATTTATTTTATACCTTTTCAATAGATCTATTCCAGCGTTCACGCTGTCTTTACCTTTTAAACTTGGTCTTATATTCCAACCCATTCTGCGAAGTTCGTCTATTAATCTAGGTTCTGCACTATCGAAATATATTTGCTCTTTAGTTATGCCTGTTTCTTTGAACCTATTGTGTATGTCTGAGGTTGTCATCATTGTTTGGTATAAATGTTCTTTTATGTATAGGTTATGGTCTTTTTGATAAACACTAACCAATGTACTTGGATCATTAGTATATCCAGCGTCAGCCCCATAAGCTATAAACTTAGCGTCTTCAGGTATTTGATTACATTCATAATATTTGAATATTGTTGCCTTGCTAATTCCCTTTAAACCTAAGCCATATATTTTCCAATATTGATCGTCAGTTTTTTTTAGCAACTCTATTTCTTCCTTTATAGTTTCTTCTAAAAAAGGATTATCTAAATAAGTCGTTATGTAGAAATCAGAATCATCACGAGTTATAACTTTATCGTATATCCAATGATACTCGTCACTAGGGTTATAATCTATTATTATCCTTCCGTTTGTTCTGAATATGAGTTGTTGCCAATCTTCCCAATATAATTCATTAGCTTCATTAATAAACAATATATCTCTTTTACGCCCTCTTACTTTTTGTGGTTGATCTAGGCTGATGAACTCAACTAAATTGTTGAATAAAAGATATTCTGAATTTGATTTATTATGAAGTTCTTCACTATATATTTTGTATTGTTTTAGGATAGTTAAAAAATCTCTCATCACAGAAGCCCTTAAACTAGGGAATGTTTTTCTGCAAATAGTTACTGTTTTGTTTTTATTAAGCGTACAATAGCTGAATATTATCCACAACAGTATGTTATAGGTTTTACCAGAACGAGTGCCACCTTGTTCTATAATTATTTTCTTATTACTTTCTAAAAGGTGCTTGTATACTTTATTAGTCTGTATCTTCGGTCTTGTCAATGATTTCAATTTGGAAAGCGTTTGGCACACCCTCTGCGCCTGTTATTTCTTGTCTTTCTACATAACCTCTTTTCTTGCCCTTTGTTTTTAAATAGAATATAGTAGCTGTTGTTGAGTTTTCTGCTATCTGCTTATGTAATTGTGATTCAGCAAAGTCAAGGGCAACGTTTTGTAGATCATCAACGCTTTGTTTGAAATCCTCATCACTATTATACCAATCATAATAAGTTGTGCGACCTACACCTGCTCTTTTACAGGCAGTTGTAACAACGCCTAAAGATTTCTCTAAAGCTTCTAATAATGCTTTTTTATGCTGTTCGGTTTTGTTCATTTATTCGTTTATCCTTTCTAATATATAACGAAAAGTATATTTATTTTGCTCGTCAGTATTATTAGGCAATAAAGTTACTGAATTTTTTTCTAATATATTATTTAGTTTTGTTCGTTTAGCTTTTATGAATTTATCTGATTGATTGTCATTCCTTTGTTTATGTCTTCTTTCAAGTGTTTCCTCTTCTGCATCTATTATTATTTTTTCGCATTTTACTTTATCAAATAAACTTTGATTAAATAGTCGATCTCCCTCAAATACGAATACACCTTTTGTTAGTTTGCTTAATAATTGTACGAAATGTGGTTGCACAGCCATAGATAATTTATCAGTTCCACTAAATGTAGACTCATCATATACTCCTATAAAATATATTAATCTTCTTGGGCAATACATTCCTCTAACTAATTTATATTTAAAAGTATTGAGGGGTATGTATTCTTTTATTATTTTTTTCATTAATGTAGTTTTGCCACTTGCTGGCATACCACCTATTGCTATAATTCTTTTAGCCATTTTTTATCATATGTTTCGTTCCTAAAGTCCCACAGCACACTCCAATCTACTCCATCCTTTACTGCTTCCTGCATTTTAAGTATTTCCTTACGTTGTCTATCTATGTAATATCCTATGTATCTCTTACCTTTTTTGTATTTCTTATATGCACATAGTGTTGTTTCTATATTCCAAATATTTTTATGTGATATATCTAATTGCTGTATCTGTTGTTTTAATTCTTTGAATTTATATTGTAAATAGTTTATTTGCTTACTTGTCAATTTCTTTTTAGTGCCGTGTGTGTCAAGCTCATAGTTACCCAAATGGTATACTAATCCGTTCCTACAACTTTCAGCATTTTTAAGATCTAGGTATGTTGGCTCATAATCGTAGCTTGTTAATACATTCACCATCTCAAGATAAATAAACATAGTGAATCTACCAAAATTTCTAATGCTCGATAGATTAGTGTAACAGTTATCGTATGTCATTTGCCTGTTAGGTTGCTTTAGTGAATTAAAGTAGTCGTCTTGCTTCATTCCGTTAAGTAGGTTTTTGTAGCTGACAAATGTTTCAACAAACTTGTCTTGTGTTTTTACTCTGAGTCTATCTGTTTGAAATAATGTTTTGTTTTTATTCGCATCCCACCATCTTTGTAGTCTATTGACGTCTACGTTTTCATAATCTGGGAATTCATTGTAAACATAATATACTGTAGTTGCAGAATAACAAGTGCCGAATAAAAAAGCTAACCAATAACGTTGTTCTTTGTTTAATTCGAATCTATCGGCAACATAGCTTAAACAATCATTGCTTGGGTCTATATCTTTTGCTTCAGAGGATCTTATGTGATAATCTATGTAGCCCACCATATGTTTTGCTCAACTCCTTTTTTAGTTTTTGTAACTCCTGCTTTTGTCATATTCATTTTTGCATAGAATTTGTTACCTACTTCATTATCTTTGTTACACTTAATCATAATAGGTTTTGGCAAATATTCGTACAACTTTCTTCCTACTCCTTTTTGTTTGCAATCATTATCAACTGCTATTTCGTATAGCACGTAAGAGCTATATTTTTTAGAATAACCATAACGCATAAAACCCATATTGTCAATAATAACATAAACATAATTAGTTTTTTCTGTTAAATATTTGTCCCATACTTGATAGAGATTAAAACTGCCAATGTGCTTTGCGTGTTGCTTATGTAGTTTTTTTATATACTCGTTGTCAGATCTTGTTGCTTTTCTAATATTCATATAATACATAAGGTTTTAATTCTACAGGCTTTAATGTGTTGTCTGCTCTCATAAATATATCTTTTGTTGAAGCAAAATAAGTAGCTTCATTTACATTTACTTTCCATAAAGGTCTGTTTCTGTTTCTAATTGCTAAAAGTTTGTTACAGCTAGTTAAAATCAACCCAGCAAAGCTTCCTGTAGTTTCTTTAATGTATTGCTGTAGGTTTACTTTATATTTATGCAATACTATTTCTCCGTCATTATCTGTTTGCATTTTTATATTGTAGTGCTTTTCAATCTCTTGTTTCGTTCGCATATCTAGTACACCATTAAAAACTAGACTTATGTCTTTATTTGAGATAGGTTGATTGTTGTTGTGGTTTTTGTAATCACCACTTGTAGAATATCTGTTATGGTATATAAGTTTATTAACTAAAGGCAAATCTAATTTATTTATGTCGTGGTGTTTTTTTGTTATTAGTTCTTTATCATTATAAGTATAGCCAAAACTATGCAAGCCTCTTATCTTGCTTTGTATAATAATTTTATGAAGTAAGTTTAAATGATAACTTGCAGGATCTTCACAACTAAAGCCAACAACTCCGCACATTAAGATAATTTAGCACCTTTTGTTCTTCTTTTAACAATGTCAGCTTCTTCATCTGCTGTACCACAAGCAACCATATTTTTTCTATAATACATAACTAAACTTACCCTAGTTGCATTGTCATCTATTTTTTTTATCGGTGTATTGCCGTGCCATTCGTGAACGTCTACTAACAATAAATCACAGTTCTGTACATCGAAAGCTACACCCCATTTTGGTAAAACAAAATAGCCACCTGTATACCTGCCTTTTCTTAAAACAACCAAATTACCGAAACCTTTTTCGTAATCGCCTTTGTCAGTATGCACAGCAGTTTGCCAATTTTTGTTTACAGTAACAGTTGTGAAAGCAGTGTTATTAATTACAAAATCTTGTGAAGTTTGTTCTGCCATATCTCTTTGTAATTTATAATGCTCTGGCATTAATTCTTCATATTTAGTATCTACAAACTTTATTATAGGATATGCTTTTTTAAATTTACTAAACTCTTTTTCATTAAAAGCTGTTTGCCTGCAATAAGGAAATCTAGCATTTCTGTCGAAATAACCTATAATACCACTATTTACTGAAGTCATTGCTTGATTTGTTTTAGATCTTGTGCCGTCTTTTTTTAACCTATACTGTGTTGTGTTTCCTTTTTCATCTGTTTCACCACCAGAATTTGGTCTGTTGCTTGTTGGCGTTGCTGCGCCTTTTAAATTATCAAAAGCGTCTTTTGCAATTTTACCTGGAATAACTTTCTTTCTGAACTTAGCTATGCACTTACCTGTTTCTTCACAATAAACGTCTGCATCATAAGTTATTAGCGTGTTATAATCTTTATCAGTCAATAGAGTAGCAGCAAGTTTGTTAGCCTGTTTGTCTGTTAATCTTGGTTTTACAATATGTTTAGTTATCATAATTATTAAAAGATTCTTTGATAGCTTGATAGATTGTGTCTGTTAAATTATCTGTATTGTACTTTTGTCTAAGTTTTAATTCCCATTCTCTGAAATTAGGTTCTGTTTCTGTTGTTAAAAACAGTTGCACCATTTTGACGTGTGAACTTTCTGCTGTGTCTTCTGGGTAATCATAAGCACCTGTGTCCTCTAAATCATTGTCAAAATCATCAGTTTCCTCCCATTTAGGTATGTCTAAACCCCAATCTTTTAAGTTTTGTACATCCCATTCATTTGCTAATATATCCCAATCCCATTCTCCAAAGCTGCTGTTATCTTTTATGACAAATTCTTTTTTTTGTTCCTCTGTTAATTCTTTTGCCTGTATTACATAAACTTCTTTTAAACCTGCTTGAACTGCAGCTTTATACCTCATATTGCCCCCAAGTATTATATTATTTTCATCTACTACAATTGGTCTCAACTCTAGCATTTTAGGGAAATCTTTTACGCTTCTTACCAATTTATTGAACTTATAATCTTTTATTATTCTTGGATTGTCAGGGTTTTCTTTAACCTCTTCTACGCTTAATTTATATGTTTTCATATTTAAATAACGTTAAATTTTTTTATTTGTACTATTCTGTTCCTGCTATGATGTGGTCTGTATTTTTTTTATATGTGCCAAACTGCTCATCATAACCCTCCTCAAACTTATCTCCCTCTATTTCTTTTTGTAAGTGTGCTAATGCTCTCCAAGCTATTTTTGCTGAGTGTCTAACTCCGTCAATATCGTACATACCATTTTCCATTAAGTGTCGCATAAGTGCGTCAAGGTCATCTGAGCTTTTTTCTCTGTCCCAATGTACATCTTCGTCTGGGTGATGTTGTTTAGATCCTATGTAACTTACTCTTGCTACTTCGCATAGTGCATCAGGAAAGTATTTTATTAGTCCACTATACAAGGGTATCTGCTTTCTCTTTTGTTTGTTCTTTTCCATCTATATCTTTTAAGGGTAATGTATCTACTATTCTAAGGAGTTTCTTTAAGTCCTTTGATTTTGTGTAATCTACTATGTGGTTTATTAATGCTTTTCTTAATTTTGATTTGTTTCTTAGTCTTAGAAGCATCATATAAAAATACTCATCTATCTTAGGATTGTATCGTCTGTGGGTTTCAAAAGACTTTAAACTATGTAGAGCTGTAGCGTGATCGTAGTTCTTTCCTTTAGATTCGTAAAAGTCTCTAATGTCTGTAAACTTCATATTACAATGATGCCTCAACATAAACGTAAGTAAAGACCTCATCTCAATATGTTCTCTTTTTCTAGTGTTCTTGAATACATCTACGCCAGATATATCTATAATATGTTTTGCTATTTTATTTGCCTCTTTCATAATGTTAATCTTATACAATAATTGTCTAAATCTGCTCCGTGAACAAAAAATGTCTCATAAACCTCGAGAGCATCTAATACTTTTTCTTTACCATAATTATAACCTTGTTCACTTAAATCAATAACTCCTACATCTGTTGTTTGCTTATCTACTGCTACAAAGAAAAATTCTTCATAAGATTTATTAAACAACTCACAATAAATATATGCTTGACTAAAATATCCGTATTTATATGCTGAATTTTTAAAAGCGTTTTCTTTATTAAGATTCGTGGTAGTTTTAAGATCGCATATTCGGTAGCTATCCAACACATCTGCTTTTGCACGAAAAGGGTATTTATTTCCACTTCTTGCTGTTATATATCCTATTGCAGGTACTTCAAACTCGCAATCTGTTATCATTTTTAATGCAGGTTCATTTCTTAAGAAAGCATCAGCTAATCTCTCAGCTTCTCGCTTTTCTTTTATAGTAAACACCTTTCCGTGTTCTTCTTTAGCTAACTTATATGCCTTATTGTTTTTTGTTTGCACATCTACATAAATGTTCTTTTCGAATTTATCAGGCTCTAAAATAGCTTGATGAAATAAAGCTCCTGCTATGAGAGCAGTTGTTTCTTCTTGCTTTGAATATTGTGTAACGTATTTGTATTTCTTAGGACTATCTAAGAGTAGTTTAATTGATGAGGAACTTAATGCTGCTTTACCTAAATAACCATAGTAGAACTCATCTTCTGTCATAAGTTCTAGTATCTCATCTTGTCTAAATAGTTCTCCGTTTAAGAGTTCAATAGTATCCATATAAATATAATTATTATGCCTAAGTAACTAAATGCTAAGGCTCTCATTTTGTTTTCGTAATCTTTCATTTTCTTGTTCTGCTTTTCTTGCTCTTTCAATAGCTCTGTTTCTTTGTAACCTATAATCTGAAAGAGCTTTTTTATATAATCGTATGTTGTTAGAATATTCTTGAAAATAAAAAACAAGCCTAATTAATGATTCAGACATTTTCTCTAGCTTTTGTGTTTTTCTTTTGTCTAATAAATCCTTAACAATAGAGGTCAATAAATTTAAATCTGACCAGATCTCAAAGTCTTTAAGATTGTTTATTTTTTTCATAGTATCTCCAATCTTCTGTGTTTATTTGAAATGCTGTACCATTCATAACAACAGGCGCATCAGGGTCTAAACCTAAACAATGTACTCCGTCTTCTTTTTCTACAGGTATCATTATGTCTTTACTCATTAATAATAAGAAATAACATTTTTGTTCGCTGTTGGTATTGTTGTAAAAATCAATAACGTCTTGAATTTTTTTCATAATGTTTCTAGTTTAGTTTGTGCTTCTTCGTAAGTTTCATAAAAATATTCTTCTCCTGTATCATAATCAGTTACAAGATATTCTACTTCTTGACCAAAACAAGAACAGATAGTAACACCATTTTCTAAGGCTATATATACATATCCACTCATTTTGTTGAAACCTGTACCTTCGTACATAATATCTCTATCATCTAAATTGTACCAAACATCTATAATTAGTTTCATAGATTCTATGTCTTGGTAACCCATTTCATCTAAATTAAATTTTAATTCGTTTTCCATAATTTTTAATTTTATTATCCTGTGTAGTTTTTAGTCCAACATTGGAAAGTTTCGTTCCATACTTTTGGCGTCCAAGCAGGATCTATCTCTGACCTCCAACCGAAAGTACCTGTTACAACACAGTCATCTAAAATTACTAATTCGTCTATAAGTGTTTTCATAATTGTTTTTTTTAAGCTCATTGAATATTAAATAAAATTAATAGTTTCGCTAATACCTCTAAACCACATTCGTTTGCAAAATCGGTCAATAGCCACTTACGATTTCATTTCGTTATTAATAACTCCTATACCTCGCTTGGGTTTGCTATCTTTTCGCAAACTTATATATTGTGCTTTTCTTATATAAACCTAAGTTAATGGTTTAAGGATTTTCCCTATGTACTTCTCCTGGTTAGTTTTACAACTTGTTTAAAGATAACACTCAATAAGTCGGGCGTTTTGTTTCCCTGTGTGAATTGCTTTTATTTAATATTTCAATGAACTATGTAACAAATTTACAAAAAAAAAATAATATAAACAAATGTTAACTAAATTTATTTAAATGTATTTTGTGTGCATCTTTTTCGTCTAGTAGGTAGCACTCTTTGTTGTTTCGTTTCTTAGTCCATAAAGTAGTGTCAGGACAATACAGCTCAACAGTTTCTTGTTTAGCTAAATCATTCAACCAGAATATATAATGTCCTTTAGGATCAGCTACGAAGTATAGAGCCTCTGCATCTTCCTCAATTAACTTATCAAACTTATACTTCTCTATCATTTTCTTTTCATAGTATTTCTTTCTCCACTTGATTTCTAATATTACTTCTTTACCTTTTGGACTTGTGCCTATACAATCAAAATGTTCGAAGCCTCCTCCACACCATTCAAGATTCCAGCCTTGCATATTTAGCAAAGCTACTATTGATTGTTCAAACTTATGTACCTTACTTAGATTCATACTAACTTGTCTAAGTCTGCAATCATTATTTTATATATGCTTCCATTACAAGTACAAGGTTCTCTATATGGATGTTTATAATAAATTGAATGTAACTCACATATAAGTTTTATGTATGTAGTTTCTTGTTCTTTAGTTAAATTTTCAAACGGATATGCATTTGCTTTAAAATCTAACCATCTTAATAAATCTTTTTCTACCATAGTTTTACCTTATTAGCTTTTTCCTTACGTTTGTCGCAGCCACAATCATCTCCCCATATCTTTTTTACTAGCCACTTAATACCTGTGTAGGTTGTGATCTTTT